AGTGAACAGAACCTAGTTAAGGATGTACCAGTATTTGAGAACACAGAAACCAATGAACGATTTAAGGATTTCAAACTATGAACATATGTGAACCATCAGCAAGACTCGTTGGGTTTACCCAGCCAGATTGGAGAAATGACGCAGAACAGTTAGGTCAACTATCTGAACTAGAAACTGCACAAGACTTGATTGCATATTGTGCAAGGGTATCTAATCCATCAAATCAGGTGAACAAAGAAACAAGTGAAAAGCTTATCCGATATTTGGTAAAGCACAAGCACTGGTCTCCATTGGAAATGGCATCTGTTACCCTTGAGGTTACTACGACACGTGATATTGCACGACAATTTCTACGTCATCGCTCGTTCTCTTTTCAAGAGTTTTCTCAACGATATGCAGATCCAAGAGATATGGATGACACATTTGTATTGCGTGAAGCACGTCTACAAGATACCAAGAACCGCCAGAACTCAGTAGAGACAGATGATGAGCAACTTGCAAAATCATGGGCTATGAAACAGGCTCAAATTATTTTTGAAGCTAAGATGGCATACAAGTGGGCTATTGATAATGGGATTGCAAAAGAGCAAGCACGTGCTGTATTGCCAGAGGGTAATACCAAGTCTGTTGTTATTGCAAACGGAACACTAAGGTCTTGGGTTCACTATATAGAACTAAGAACAGCAAACGGAACACAGAAAGAACATATTGAACTAGCAGAACAATGCGCTTTGGAGATTGCTAAAGTGTTCCCCTTGATTAAGGAGATTATAAGTGGGTAAAAAGATATCAACCTTCTGGAGTGATGTTGATAAAGGACATTACTGTGAAATTAAATTTAATTCAAGGGAAGAAGGTTTCTATATTAAATATTTCAATGCTGAGGATAAAGTATATTTTCGTGAAGATACAGAACATCTAGGCAAGTCATTGCGATGGTGTGAAGATGCAGCCGAGAACTGGGCATTGGGTTATAAGAAGCTAGAGAAAAATAAAAATGTCTGAAGTAACTATCAGAAATAATGAACTTCTGGAAAAACTCAACTCTGGTCTTGAAAAGTTTTTAGCCATTGATGGTAGAGATGATTCAAAATATCACGTCTGGAGTCCAACTGATGTGGGTAAGCAATCTGGAGAACATTATACCAGCGATACCTATGTTGAAAACAAACTTGCTATTGGTGATAAACACAGTGGATTTCCAGAGGAACACTTTGCATCTCCTCTAGGTAATATGGCGAAACAAGATCCTAATAAATGGCATAGTATTATGTTTGAATTAAAGAAAGAGTTGCCAGCATACATCGGCGCTCATTCGAATGCTCTATTCAACTACTACCCACCAGGTGGTTATGTCGGATGGCATACTAATTGGAATGCAAATGCCTATCAGATATTGTTTTCTTGGTCTGAAACTGGAGACAGTTGGTTCAAGTATCGTGATCCAGAAACTAAAGAAGTTGTTACAGTAAAAGATAAACCAGGTTGGAACTGTAGACACTATTACTTTGGTCATAAATCCGAGAGAGACCATCACTGTTGGCATGCGATGTATACTGACTGTGAACGGATTACTTTGGCGTTCAAAGTTGTGAATGGTACAGGATTGAAAGATCCAATAGATGCTCGAGCAAGACGATTACGTGATGATATTATTGCAGATATTTCAGAGGATTATTAGTGTATCATAAATGTTACACTTATAAAAAAGTTTTAAAAAGTGCACATTAGGGGTTTACATCTGTATCTGCATATGGTATATTAAATTATCAAATCAAGAGAGGTACAAGATGGAACAGAAGATATGGGCGCAATTGCAACTAACAAACCGCCAAATGAAATCAGAGGTTCTAAACCGTATGGAATATGACCTCAAATCACTTGTAAAAAATGCACATTTGTTTGATGCGCTCGACAAAGATGAATGCGATCACTATGACCAGATAACGACCCTTGATTCTCTTTTAGATGATCTGGCCAAATGTTTGGTACGTTGCCGTAAAGTGAATGGAGATGAAGTATGATTATCCTAAAAGATATCCAAGATGCATCTACAATGCAGAAAGCTCTTAACAGCTTTGTTCGTCGTTCTAACACATTTAACTATTCTAAAGAACATATGCTAGTAGAACTAGATATGATCATCGAGGATCTACAAAAGAATGTGGATCGAATTGATTCAGAAATGTCTGAAAACGAGGAAGTTTAAATTGAAAAATACAAAAATGGCAACACTGGCACTAGCAGTAAATGTAACATTTATTGCCACTATAGTAAGTGCGTGTAGTAAAGATGGCTACATCTATAACTATATGAACCAAAAAGAAGTTGTGCAGTTACCACCTAAACAGATCCGGTGTCTTGCAGACAACATCTATTTCGAAAGTTTGATTGAACCTGTTGCGGGACAAATCGCAGTAGCCAATGTGACTATGAATCGTGTAAAATCTGAGTGGTTTCCAAATACTGTATGTGAAGTTGTTTGGCAGAATAAACAGTTCTCGTGGACTCACGATGGAAAGAGTGATATTCCATTAGTTGGAAAACAATACAACGATATTTACAAACTTGCTCAAATGGTGTATACTGGGCAGATAGAAGATATTACCGAAGGTTCTACATTCTATCATGCTGATTATGTAAGTCCAGCATGGGCAAAGAAAATGGATCGTAAAGTAGTGAAGATTGGTCGTCACATATTTTATTGGAATAAGGATATACATTAATGGCTATTGATTATAAATTTAATGAAGGTGACTTGATTGATGAGTTTCAAGACTATATTGACTCAACATATACTGGTCACTATTCAAAGAACAAGTTTCAGTCCACTGAAGTGATTATTGAACGTGGTCATGGAACTGGTTTCTGTATGGGCAATATTGACAAGTATTCTAACCGATATGGAAACAAAGGAACTCGTGCAGATGCTCGTAAGGATCTACAAAAGGTTCTTCACTATGCGTTAATACAATTGTATATACACGATAATGAATTATGATTAAACATTTAGATCATAGTGTATCATAAATGTAACACCTAAAATATAAACTGTAAGGGTGTTTACATTATCAGTAGAGTATGTTAATATATACTCTTGTAAGCGTTGAAGCAACGTGGACACATTCTGGACCTGGGGGCGGTACCCAGCGACTCCACCATAGCTACATTAGCGTCTTTTGAGAGTAATAAGTCTCTGGGACAGTCTTAGGATCCTCCCTTTGTTCTCGCTAGTGTATCTTTGATGGGGTCGAAATAGGATCGACAGGTGTGAAAATGAAGTGGAGTTTACCGTGTTGGCCTACGTTATTCAGCCAAAACTACTAAATGCAAACGATAACTTTGCACCATCTGAGTTTGCTCTAGCAGCATAACCACAGGGGGTATGGGTTCCACCTAGCAACAGAACGGGCCTCTTTATCATGAAAATCTTAAAAATAGGAAACAAACTACAATGAAAACTACTATTCTCGCAACTGCTTTTGCTCTTGCTGCCACTGGCGCACTCGCAGAAGAAAAAACTTCTATGTTCCACATCGGCGCTGCTGGTGAAGTGGAATACAGCGTTGAAAACGAAAGCCTCGCTATGGAAGTTGGTCCCACAATCGATATGGGAAACATTGGTGTTGCCCCGAAACTCTTGACTACCGTAGACGGTGACATGGACTTTGATATGGTCGGTGTTGAAGTAGAAGCCACATACGGCTTGTCTGATAACCTAGAATTGTTTGGCGAAGTATCCGCTGACAAAGACCTTGACTACCAAGACCTTAAAATGGGTGTAAGATTTCAGTTCTGACCCAAATAAAACATTTTAAAACAGAAAAAGGAACCCTAGCGGTTCCTTTTTTTATAAATAGAGTTTGAATGAAATATTTACGCAATGGGATATAATATGTACAGAATTTTACTAACATTATTTTTTATTATTATGGGTACCGTTAGTTATGCACAAGAAGATGCGATTACTTGTCCAGAAGGATATATCTGTACCGAGTCTACTACAAATGGTAAACAAACAATAGACAGTAATACCACTGTCAAGTCTCCCCCTCCATCAGCTATTAGCCCTTCGATTAACACAAGTAACAGTGATAGTTGTACCGTTGGTGTATCAGGTGCGGTACAGACGCAGATCCTTGGTATCAGTGCTGGTAAGACTGTTCGAGATTTTAACTGTGAGAGACTCAAGAATGCAAAGACATTATATGATATGGGTATGAAGGTTGCCGCAGTTTCTGTGATGTGCCAAGATACTAGGATCTTTGATGCAATGATGGATGCTGGGACTCCATGCCCTTACGATGGAATGATTGGTCAGATGGCTAAAGATGCTTGGCAAAATGATCCAAAGAAACAAGAAGAGAATACAAATAAAGATTTAAACATTTTTAAAAATTGGGATAAGGATGACTCGGATACTGCAAAAGCTAGTCTTGGCATTGGTGCTCTTTTGGCCCTCCTACTCGCTCTCTGAAGTAATATTCGGAAGAGGCACTACGGCAGAGCTAAACTGGGCTATGACAAATGTTATACCTCAAGCCTTGGGTTTAAAGGTAAATGGGGTGTATCACCGTTATACCATTGAGAAAGATCCAAATACAGATGCTACGGTTAGAATTTGTAATGAGAATCCGAATGGAAATGGTTGCTCATATTTGCACATTGATAACTGGAACCAACTGCCAGGTTCCACAAAGATTGGTTATGATCCAGTAAGTATAGCAGGAGAACTATTAGGGAATGGTTCTATTACTGTTGAAGGTGATGGTACGATAACAGAATCTATAATCCATTATGATTATGTATATGATACATGTGATGATCCATTGAATGATCCAAGGTGTCCGAACTATGAATCGGCTCTCTTGCAGTATTTGTTAGACAATGGTTTGCTTGATGACCCTGATGTAAAAGATCCGTATTTGGATGAATATGTTCAGATGCAGTTAGATCGAAAAGCCGAACAAGAAGAAGCCGATGGCAATAAGGAAGAGATTGCAGAGGAAGAAGAAAAAGAAGAAGAAACCTTACAAGAACAACTTGCGGTTGGCGGCGCAACAGAGAAGATTGCTAATGCAGCAGAACAGAATGCTATGATGTTAGCACTCAGTCAAGTACCAAAACTTAACTCATATTATGCGCAAGACATACAAGGTGGCGAATATAAAGAAAACATAACGCTCAAAGATAATGTAATTGTTGACAACAAAAGAGCATTGAGAAGTTTAGCTAGTGATACAAAACATAGAGAAATAGTACGCTCTCAATATAAATAAACTATAAACTTACTAAAGAAGGAAATACCATGAAAAAATTCTTAGCAACTACTGCTTTGGTTATTATGGGAACAAGTGCAGCATACGCAAATAACACAAACATTCAAGGGAATGTTCAGTCACGTTGTTCGATTGTCACAGAAACTTCTGGTGTCTACGGAAACCCTACAGCAGACAAACTAACAACTGTTGCCGCTGATAGTGGTGTACTACCAATCATTCGTGTAGACGTTATTCAAGCAGATTCATATAAGGTCAAGATTACTTGGCCCGATTCATTCTCATCAAGCCCTACACTTACAGATAGTGTAGTATGGACAGGTGAAGTAGAAGTGAGTGCAGTATCTGATGCAAATATGTCTTCGTATGAAACAAACAAAGTAGAATATAATAATCACACAGAATTTGACCTAGTTCTGTCTGGAAGCACTTGGTTCAAGGTAACATCTACTGCCCTTTATGGCTCTACTAAGTCATTTCCAGGTGGTGTATATACCGCTGTTGTAACCAGTGAATGTATTCCGAAATAATGAGGACGTTCATATTATGCATTGTCTTGGGTTTAGTTTTCACTAGCTGTAGCATCTATTATGCGGCAGCACATGAACTGACTCCGACATATCCAGAGATAAAAGAATCGCATATACCAAATGTATATGTGGTAAAACTGGAGACATATAATAGAAGGGAAGATGTGCGGTTCTATGAAATCCAAGTATTGGATAAAGATATGGAACCTATGGTATTTGCTACTACAGACAGAATTATAAGTCTGCCGCATCTGTCAAGAAAGAATTTTTCTGTGTATATACGGAAAAAGGACGTGAAAAGGGCAGTATATGTTTGTACTGTCTCAAAATTAAACAGACTTGTTAATGCTGAAAATAATGCTAATACGGTCATATCTTCGAGGGTTTGTTCGAAGATTAAGTGAGGTGATATATGAGAATACTATATGTGTTCCTTCTGATTATGTTTGCTGGTAAAGTATATGCGGATAGTAGTTCTTTGAACTTACAAATTCCAAATAGCACCAGCAACTACCAATCAGATAAGTTTAGAGATGGTGATTTAGATTGTTCTAACGCTATAGGCTCGGCAACGAACCTAGAGTTTGGGGTGACAGGAATCATTGATGGCAATCCGCCTATTGGCACATCAACTATGGACCAAAAGCCTGACATTGGTGTGTTTGCTAGAATTACAATACCCTTGGGTCGAAGGGTCAAAAAGAGAATCGACTGCAATAGATTATTCGAGTTAGCGATAAGAGAAAAGCAGCTAGAACTTATGAGACTAGAGGCTGAATTAAAGAAACTACAAGAACTTTCGTTCGAGAACTGATTTATTACTACTACCCCTTTTGGGTGTGATTTACACTATGTTTAACACATTACAAGGGGTTTACTATGCCTTACATAGACAAGAGCCACAAGATGGCTGTTATGGCTCAACTTGCTTACAAGAGCAAGGAAGCTTGGATGGATTTCAAAGAGATGGGATATCCATACCATAGATTTTATAATGTGCACGGCGCTCAAGTGCACGTAGTGTGGAACCAAGGCGAAATGGTTATCTGTTTCCGTGGTACCGAACCATCCGAATTTTCCGATATTACTGCTGATCTAAATGCTTTCCCTGACCGTGCTCAAGTTGGTGGTTGGGTCCATAACGGATTCCAAAACGAACTAGAGAAGGTTTGGCCTCAAGTTAATGAGTTAGTGAAAGATAAAGGTAAAAAGAAAAAACTCTTTATCTGCGGTCATTCTCTTGGCGGTGCTATGGCTACAGTATGTGCAAGTAGGCTAAAACCTCTTGCTCTTTTCACATATGGATCTCCAAGAGTTGGCACACGTAAGTTCGTGCGCAATATTACTTGCGAACATCATAGGCATGTAAACAATAACGACATTGTTACGAAAGTCCCATTTGCAATTATGGGCTACAAACATCACGGTGATCTGCGCTACATTAACTTTTACGGCAATATCCGTAAGATGACAAAGTGGCAAAGATTTAAGGATGGTTGGAGAGGTCGTGTAACAGCTTGGAAAAAGAAACAACCATTTGATGGTGCCAGAGATCATGGCATGCAAAATTATGTCAAATATCTGGAGGAGAAATAAATGGGCGACACTAATCTTTACGAAGCAACACTTATAAAAGTAGTTGACGGTGATACTTGCGATGTAGATATCAACCTTGGTTTTGGTATAACACTTACAAACGAACGTGTACGGATTATGGGTATTGATACACCCGAATCACGTACATCTAATAAGGTAGAAAAAGTTTTTGGCACTGCTGCTAAAAACAGACTGAAAGAAATTTTAGAAGGTGAATGCATTCTTATTACTCATGAAGATAAAAAAGGCGAGGATATGAAAGGCAAGTTTGGTAGAGTATTAGGAGATTTCCAAGTAGGTGATAAAACAGTAACACAGATAATGATTGAAGAAGGTCATGCTGTTGGTTACTGGGGTGGTTCTAAAGAAGAACTAGAGCAGCAACATCTGAGTAATAGGGTAAAACTATTAGCAGAGGGTGTTGTGGCACAAGCAGATGTTGATGCTGCAGAGGAACTAATGAAATGATGGAAATGTTAGAAAGAATGTTTGGCGATACGCTATGGATTTGGACGGCTATCGCTGGTGCTTTACTCGGTGCGGCATTTCTCGCATGGTTTAAAGAAACAAGGGCTGGGATTTGGGGTTACTCAAAGTTTGACCAGTTACTAGATCATCTTGTTAACAGGTGGGGGTGGACTTGGCTACAAGAACCACCTGATGCTTGGCGGAAAAAATATCCAAAAATAACCAGAAAAATAGATGAACTGGAGGACAGAATCGATGAACTGGATAAAAGGTAGACTTAAGGAGCGAACGTCATATGACGGT